ATTTTGTGCAGCCCGCCAATTTCTGTTCAAACAGACCAATCAGGACCTTCTACGTGCACCTCCTGGGGCGTGTCTACGAGGTCTATATAAGCAACAGCGGTGACGAATGGTAGAGTTTCTCTTCGCCCGTCCGCGGCGAGAGCGCGAGCGAAGCGAGCGATCGAGCGTCCCATGGGCGGGTGCCGTAGGTGAGTTTACACACCGAAGTCAAGGGGCAATTCGGGCACGGGACTGGCCGGGCTATGGGCAGGGCTCTTAAAAAATTCCCCCGCTCTGTTCTCCGGCAGGACACAAAGTCATGCCGTGGAGACCGCCGGTCCATAACGTGCCAGGTAGAGAGAATCAATGGTTTGCAGCGTTCTTTCACGGTCATGCTGCTTTCTGCGGGTGTGGTGACCCTGTTGGGCATCTTAACGGCATTGCTCCTCGCTTTCCTAACGCCGGTCCACCGAGACCACCTCCAGGGCTAGACCAGCTTAATCCCGAGGGCCCGGCAGGTCCCGGAGGGCCCCCCCGCCATCTTGCCAGCTCTGCCGGCCCCGGCAGACCCTAAACCGGCACCACGGCGTGGTGGTGGGGCAGATGGAGGCGCCGCCGCTGGGGCCGCCGCCGACGCAGACCATACCGGGTACGAAGAAGGAGACCTAGAAGATCTTTTCGCCGCCGCGGCCGAGGACGATATGTGAGTAGGCGGAGGCGCCGCCGCTACTACAGGCGCAGACTGAGACGGGGCAGACGCAGAGGGCGACGAAAGAGACACAGACAGACTCTAGTAGTGAGGCAGTGGCAACCTGACGTTGTTAAAAAGTGTAAAATAACAGGATGGATGCCTCTTATAATCTGTGGCTCTGGAAGCACACAGATGAACTTTATAACTCACATGGACGATACTCCCCCTATGGGATACACCTACGGGGGCAACTTTGTAAATGTAACTTTCAGTCTAGAGGCCATCTATGAACAATTCCTGTACCACAGAAACAGGTGGTCCAGATCTAACCATGACTTAGACCTGGCCAGATACCAAGGAACCACTCTAAAACTTTACAGACACCAAACGGTAGACTATATAGTTAGCTACAACAGAACAGGCCCCTTTACTATAAGTGAAATGACTTACATGAGCACACACCCGGCTCTCATGCTACTACAAAAACATAGAATAGTTGTACCCAGCTTCAGAACCAAGCCAAAAGGCAAAAGAGCCATAAAAATTAGAATAAGGGCCCCAAAACTAATGCTCACCAAGTGGTACTTTACAAAAGACATTTGCTCCATGGGCCTCTTTCAACTAATGGCAACAGCTGCAGAACTTACAAACCCATGGCTCAGAGACACCACAAAAAGCCCAGTAGTTGGCTTCAGAGTCTTAAAAAACAGCTTATACACATGCCTTTCCAACTTAAAGGACCAAGCAATACAAGGTGAAAGAAAGACTGTACAAAATAGATTACACCCAGAAAACCTACATGGCACAGGACCTAATGCTAAAGGCTGGGAATACACATACACAAAACTAATGGCATCTATATTCTACTCAGCCAACAGAAACAGCACCTACAACTGGCAAAACTATCAAACTAACTATGCAAACACATATACAAAATTTAAAGAAAAAAGAACAGCAAACTTAAACTTAATTAAAGCGGAATACCTATATCATTACCCTAACAATGTCACACAATCTGACTTTATATTAGACTACACACTAACACACGACTGGGGCATATACAGCCCCTACTACCTAACACCCACCAGAATTAGCCTAGACTGGGACACACCATGGACATATGTAAGATGCAACCCACTATCAGACAAAGGCATAGGTAACAGAATATATGCACAGTGGTGCTCAGAAAAATCCAGTAAATTAGACACCACAAAGAGCAAGTGCATACTAAGAGACTTCCCACTGTGGGCCATGGCCTATGGCTACTGTGACTGGGTGGTGAAGTGCACAGGAGTGTCCAGTGCATGGACAGACATGAGAATAGCCATTATATGTCCCTACACAGAACCAGCACTTATAGGGTCAACAGAAGATGTAGGCTTCATTCCAGTAAGTGACACCTTTTGCAACGGAGACATGCCGTTTCTTGCACCATACATACCTATTACATGGTGGATTAAGTGGTACCCCATGATTACACACCAAAAGGAAGTTCTTGAGGCAATAGTTAACTGTGGACCGTTTGTACCCCGAGACCAAACTTCCCCAGCTTGGGAAATAACCATGGGTTACAAAATGGATTGGAAATGGGGCGGCTCTCCCCTGCCTTCACAGGCAATCGACGACCCCTGCCAGGAGTCCACCCACGAACTTCCCGACCCCGATAGACACCCTCGCATGTTACAAGTCTCTGACCCGACAAAGCTCGGACCGAAGACAGTTTTTCACAAATGGGACTGGAGACGTGGGATGCTTAGCAAAAGAAGTATTAAAAGAGTCCAAGGAGACTCAACAGATGGTGAATATGTTGCAGGACCTTTACCAAGAAAAAGAAACAAGTTCGATACTCGAGTCCAAGGCCCTCCAACCCCAGAAAAAGAAAGTTACACTTTACTCCAAGCCCTCCAAGAGTCGGGGCAAGAGAGCAGCTCAGAGGACCAAGAACAAGCACCCCAAGAAAAAGAGGACCAGAAGGAAGCGCTCATGGAGCAGCTCCAGCTCCAGAAACACCACCAGCGAGTCCTCAAGCGAGGCCTCAAACTCCTCCTCGGAGACGTGCTCCGACTCCGGAGAGGAGTCCACTGGGACCCCCTCCTGTCCTAATTCAAGGTCCCAGTATCCCAGACCTGCTTTTCCCTAACACACAAAAAAAAAAAACGATTTTCCAACTACGACTGGGTGTGCGAGTACGAGCTGACCAAATGGATGGATCGGCCCTTGCGGCACTACCCATCAGACCCCCCTCACTACCCCTGGCTACCAAAAAACCTCCTACCCCTCCTACATGTAGAGTAAGTTTCAAATTAAAGCTCAATGACTAAAATTCAAGGCCGTGGGTGTTTCACTTCATCGGTGTCTACCTCTAAAAGTCACTAAGCACTCCGAGCGTAAGCGAGGAGTGCGACCCCCCTGCCCGGTAGCAACTTCCTCGGGGTCCGGCGCTACGCCTTCGGCTGCGCCGGACGCCTCGGACCCCCCCTCGACCAGAATCGCTCGCGCGATTCGGACCTGCGGCCTCGGGGGGGTCGGGGGCTTCACTAAACAGACTCCGAGGTGCCATTGGACACTGAGGGGGTGAACAGCAACGAAAGTGAGTGGGGCCAAGCTTCGCCATAAGGCCTTTAACTTTGGGTCGCTTGTCAGCAGCTTCCGGGTCCGCCTGGAGGCCGCCATTTTACATTCGGCCGCCATTTTAGGCCCTCGCGGGCCTCCATAGTCGCACATCAGTGACGTCACGGCAGCCATCTTGGCTGTGACGTCAACGTCACGTGGGGAGGACGGCGTGTAACCCGGAAGTCATCCCCATCACGTGACCTGACGTCACGGCCGCCATTTTGTGCTGTCCGCCATCTTGTGACTTCCTTCCGCTTTTTGTAAAAAAAAGAGGAAGTGTGACGTAGCGGCGGGGGGGCG